AAGGTTAAATAAGGTTTTGAAAATAAATTGTGATTTGATTTTCGGAGATGTTTATGGGCAAAACTGTAACTTTAACCGCCGGCCACAGCAACACCGACCCGGGCGCGGTCAACGGCTCCGACCGTGAGGCGGACTTGGCGCAGGATATGCGCAACATCGTGGCATCTATTTTGCGCGATGACTACGGCTTGACCGTTAAAACCGACGGCACGGGCAAAGGCAATATGCCGCTGCGCGAGGCTGTAAAACTGATTCGCGGCTCGGATTTGGCGATTGAGTTCCATACCAATGCGGCCGTCAGCAAAGCAGCTACGGGCATTGAGGCGTTGAGTACCGTCAAAAACAAACGCTGGTGTCAGGTGCTGAGCAAGGCTGTTGCGAAGGCTACCGGCTGGAAACTGCGCGGCGAAGACGGCTTTAAACCCGACAATGCGGGCCAGCATTCGCGCCTGGCTTATGCACAAGCCGGCGGCATTGTGTTTGAGCCGTTTTTTATCAGTAACGACACTGATTTGGCCTTGTTTAAGACTACTAAATGGGGCATCTGCCGCGCGATTGCGGACGCGATTGCGATGGAATTGGGAGCGGTGAAGGTATGAAAAAGTCTTTGATTGCTTTATCTATTGCCTATTGTGCAAAGTTAAAAAACGGTTTTGGCGTACCGCCGTTACCTGAAATCAAAATCACGCCAAGCCCTGTTCGGGTAGGCTCTTTGAAACAACATCCGAGCCTGCGCTTGGGTAAATCAGGCGTGGCAGCCGCGAAACGTGCGGCGCGTAAACGCAAGGCGAGAAAGTAAGAAATATGATTGACGGTTGGGATGGTTATTAAGATGCGCATTTTTGACATTTTCAAAAACCCCGCGACAGGAGGCATTTCACATTCGAAGTTATGGGCAAACGTTGCATGCGCGGCGGGGACGTTTAAGTTTGTGATGTTGCCCGATCCATCGGCGGAAATTTGGGCGGTGTATTTGGGCATTGTCGGCGGCTATGCGGTGGCGCGCTCGTTTGTCAGCGTCAAACGTCAGGAGGTCGAGAATGAATCTCGTGAAACTGCTGGCGAATAACTGGCAGCCGATTGCCATCATCGCGCTTGTCGGCACGGGTTTGGCGGTGTCGCACCATCAAGGCTATAAGTCGGCGTTCGCAAAGCAGCAGGCGGTCATTGAGAAAATGGAGCGCGACAAGGCGCAAGCCCTGCTGTTGTCGGCTCAAAACTATGCGCGCGAATTGGAACAGTCGCGTGCGGAAGCTAAAAAATATGAAGTCAAGGCGCACGCCGTCGGCATGGCTTTGGCGAAAAAACAGGCGGAAGTCAGCCGTCTGAAAACGGAAAATAAAAAGGAAATCGAAAATGTCCTTACTCAAGACCGTAAAAATGCAAGCGGCGGTTGTATTGACGGCTTTGGCTCTCACGGCCTGCAGCTCTACAAGCGCGCCCTCGGCTACGGAAATTAAGGTTGTCGAAAAGGCGGTCATGCCGACACCGCCTGCCGCGTTGATGGTCGCGCCGGTACGCCCGAATCCGCCGAAAGACGGCAAGACGGCCACGCTGTTGGAACACGCCGCTGAGTTTGGCGGCTATGTTGCCGAACTTGAAAATCAAAATCAGGCTTGGCGCGACTGGGTCAACAGTCAAGCGGAAGTTGACGGTTCGGAGGGCGCGCGATGACGACTTATCGTGAGTTGGTACAACGTACGGTCGCCTGCCGCCATGCGGATTTAGAGCTGGGATTGAGCCGCGCACGCGAGCAAGAGCCGTTTGTCATTCATGTTTCCGACCTGTTGGATAAGGCAGGCATTGAGTACGCAGTGCGTATGGATAAGGATTTTCAGACGACCTTTTGTGTGGAGTTTGACGGCAACGCGCAAGCGGCTGTCTATTCTGCGGTGTCGCCGTATTACCTGATTTTTTCAGGAGATGGCAAATTCGAGGTGGCAAGCCGTCATCCCGACGGCTACTCCGTCCGTATCGTATTCGGCGACGTGCCGGTTTAAAGGGGTTTTGAATGGATTTTGAATTTGGATTTAAGACCCTGTGGCCGATTGCAACGGCGGCGTTTTGGTTTTGGGTCAACGGCATTTCAGGCCGTCTGGAAGAGGCGGATAAGCGTATCGACGACCTTAAAGAGGAGCTGCACGCGGTCAAGCTCTCTTATCACACCAAGCAAGATGCCAAGGCAGACCGCGACAATATTGCGGCTTCGTTGGGACGCATCGAAAACAAGTTAGAAAAAGTAAACGAAAAATTGGACAGGAAAGCAGACAAATCATGAGCGACCCGATTTTAGAAGCCTTGGCGCGTATCGAAGCCAAGCAGGATGACCTGCTTGCCAATCAGGCGCGCATGGACGAGGAATTGCAGCAAATTAAGAAAGACTGCAAGAAATCTGCTGCGGTTTATGGCGGTCTCGGCGGCGTGATTGTAACGACCGGCTGGGAGCTGCTGCGAGCCAAGTTCGGGGGCTGATATGGCACACCCGAAAGAAATCCGCGAAAAGCTGCGCCGACTGTACGTCAGCGACGGGCAAACACTCGAAATCGCGGCGATGATGTGCGAAATCCCGACTGCGACCGCCCGTAGCTGGAAACGCGCCGCCAAAGAGACCGGCGACGATTGGGACAAAGTACGCGCCGCCTACACGCTGGCTGGCGGAGGCATCGAAGACTTGAGCCGCTCGCTGCTGGCGGGTTTTTTGGTGCAGTACCAGTCAACGATGACAATGTTGCAAGACACGTCGGTCGAGGAGCTGATGCCGTCCGAGCGCGCCAAATTGTTGGCGAGCCTGTCGGATGCGTTTACCAAGACCGTGGCGGCAAACGCCAAAGTGATGCCGGAAACGTCAAAACTGGCGACGGCGATTGAGGTGTTGGAATTGTTCGGCGAAGTGGTCAAGGAGCGATACCCGCAACACTTACAGGCTTTTGTCGAGTTGGTTGAGCCGTTGGGCGTGGAAATTGAAAAGAAATACAGGTAAGCGATATGCAAAAAGTTGAATACACGCATAAGGGCTGGTTTTTATTTTGCCCGATTTGGATTGCCGATTGGGAAAGTGAAACTCCTGTTGTCGCACCACGCTATAAGCTGGAGCCGTTGTTTTGGCTGGCCGACCAGTTTTTTTACTTTATGTCGTCCATGAATGAAATGAAAACGGGAGAGCCGTTGCCCTTTTGTTTCATGGTTAATCAAAAGCCGCTGAAAAAGCCGGTTGTCCACTATTACGAATAAAACATGAAGTCCAAAGAGTTTTTAAAGTCGCTTGCCGAATACGCCGCCCAACTCCGCCAAACCATCGAGGCGGAGGCGGACGGCTTTGATGCGTCACCGGCAGCCATTGCTGAGCGTCGGGCGAAAGTATTAGACCCTGTGCATGGTTACGAATATTTCGTCAATACCTACTTCCCTCATTACGTCAGGTCGTCTGAAAAGTCGGAACTGCATGAATTTCTGTTTTCCCGCCTGCCCGAAATCCTACGACAGCCCGAAGGCATCAACGAGGCGGATGCCGCCCCGCGCGGCGAGGCGAAATCGACGCTGGTTACGCGCTTGTTCTCGCTTTGGACGGTCATCACCGGCGCAAAAAAGTTTATCGTCATCGCGATGGACAGTATCGACCAAGCCTATCCAATGCTGGAAGCCATCAAGGCGGAACTTGAATTTAACCCGCGTTTAAAAACCGACTTTCCTGAGATGTGCGGACAAGGTCGGGTTTGGCAGGCGGGGACGATTGTTACCGCATCCAACGTCAAAATCCAAGTCTTCGGCTCGGGTAAGAAAATGCGTGGCATGGTGCATGGTGCATTCCGCCCCGACCTTGCCATCCTTGACGATATCGAAAACGACGAGATGGTGCGTAACCCCGACCAGCGCGACAAGCTGGAAATGTGGCTTAAACAAACCGTCTTGCCGTTGGGCGCGGTCGGTACCAAGTTTGACGTGATTTATATCGGCACGATTTTGCATTACGACAGCGTGTTGAGCCGCACGTTAAATAACCCGTTTTGGAGTACGCGCAAATTCAAGGCGATGAAACGCTGGCCTGACCGCATGGATTTGTGGGATAGATGGGAGGAGCTTTATCGCAATGACGGCGCGGCGGTAGCCGAAGCGTTTTATCAGGCGCACAAAGACGAGATGGAACGCGGCGCGCAAACAAGCTGGGCGGCTCGCGGCGTACTCGCGCTGATGAAAATCCGCGCCCGTGACGGTCATGCGACATTTGACAGCGAGTATCAAAACGACCCGGTCAGCGGCGAAGATGCGCCGTTTGCCGAAAACATCAAATACTGGTCTGAACTGCCCGACGATTTGGTGTATTACGGCGCGCTCGACCCGTCATTGGGTAAGGCGGGCGCGGGGCGTGACCCGTCGGCGATTTTGGTCGGTGGTTATCAGAAATCAACAGGCCGTTTGTTTGTAACTGTTGCCCAAGTCAAAAAACGCCTGCCCGATTTGATTATTGAGGACGTGATCCGCATTCAAAAAGAGGCGCGGGTCAAGCCGGTATTGTGGGTGGTTGAGACGGTGCAATTCCAAGAGTTTCTCAAGGACGAGCTGATTAAGCGCGGGGCGCGGTCGGGTGTGCATATTCCGGTGCGCGGTATCAAGCCGTCTTCGGACAAGATGTTGCGGATTGAGACCTTGCAACCGCACATGGCAAACGGGCTGATTTTGCTCAGTCCCGACCAAAAGACGCTGATTAGCCAGTTGCGCCATTTCCCGAAAGCCGACCACGACGATGGCCCCGATGCGTTGCATATGCTGTGGATGGCGGCGACGACGGGCAATGTGTCAAACAGGGCGCGGGCGATTGATTTGCCTGCACCGATGTTGGAGATTTAAAAATATGTTCGGATTGATTAAAAGCGCAACGCGGAAAACAGCCATCAAGACATTGACGAGCGCGACTGAAGATGCGTTGGAAAGCCTGTTTTCTAATATGGAAGGCACGGACTCTCTACTATCTCGCCTCGGCGTGGACAGGCAGCAGGCATTGGACGCGGTGGTAAGCGATGACGAGGTGGCTGCCTGTTTGGAGGATTTGCATTCCGCCATGCAGAACAAGGCGTGGCGCATTTATGGCGAGGACTTGAATGACGATGACAAAGACCGTCTGTGGAAAACGCTGAAACGCCATCTGCCCGCACTTGCCGAAATCGTGTTGACGGCGCGTTTGGGCGGCTATGGTGTCGGTCGGTACGTTTATCAGCCCGAACCCGACGGCTTTTTGACGATTAAACACATCAGCAACAAGAGCGGCGAACTGGCGAAATATATCCCCTACCGCGACGGTTCGCTGGTGTATCGCGGCAGCGGAGGCGAAGAAGCCTGCAATACGGACGTGCTGTATCTCTTTATCACCCATCGTGCGACTTCAACCAATCCAGCGGGCGAAATGGCGGCGGCGCGGCTGTATGCACCCGTCGCGTTGCGTAAAAAAGGCTTTGTCTATGCCGCGCAATTTATTACGCGCTACGCCCAGCCTTATCTAATTGCCAAAATCCAAGCCAACAGCAACGACGACCACGACAGCTTCATGAGCCGATTTTACCGCTTTGTTTCCGGCGGCGCGTTGAGTATCGAACGCGAAGACGATGTGATGATGCTGCAAAACAGCGCGGACGGTCAGGCATTCCGCCGATTGGAAAACCTCGCCAATGCGCGCATCCAAAAAACGCTGTTAGGCAAAGTCAAAACCAGCGACCTTGAGACCGCCAGCCGCGCCAGTCAGGAAACCGAAGAAAACAACCGCGACGAGCGCATCGGCGCGTATCTCGCTCTGCTCTCCCGCGCTGCACAGCACTTTATAGACGCGCTTGTGATGGTCAACAATGCCTACGGTAAGCCGATTAATGCGCCCAAAGGCGTATGGTTTGAGTTTGAAGACGAAATCAAGGTTGATAAAACCCGAGCCGAACGCGACAAGATGTATATGGATACGGGGCAGCTCGTGTTGACCGAAACCTACTACCGCGACATCTTGGGCTTTGAGCCGGAACATTTCGAGCTGCGCGACCCGAAAGCGTTGTCTGAAAACCCTGCGTCCGCCAAATTCAGCCTGCGCCTGTCTGACGGCCTTGCCCGCAATGCGCCTGATACGGCGGAGCAGGCAATCGCCCGACCGAAGATGGAGGCGGTGTTGGGTTTACTGGAAAGCTGCAAAGACTACGCCGAATTTGAGGCGAAGCTGTCCAAACTTGATTTGAGCAAGGGCGACAATCTCTTGATCCAGCGTTTGGTTTCAGACGGCCTTTCGGCTTGGGCTGACGGAGCGGACGATGGACGGAATTGAATACAACTTCGCGGGGCTGGTCGATAAAGCCGCCTTCGAGCATTTCAAAGCCAAGAAAATCCTGCCCGGTTTCAGTCATTACGACGTTTGGCTGTATCAGCACAGTCTCGCGTTTACCGTCGCCAAGATGATGGACGCGGATATGCTCGCCGAAGTCAAAGATGCCATCGAATCCGCGCAGCAAAACGGCACGGCATTCGCCGATTTTAAAAAGCGTTTAAAACCGTATTTGATGGCGAAAGGCTGGTGGGGCGAGCAAGTGATGACCGACCCGCTGGACGGCGAACCGAAATTGGTACAGCTCGGCAGTACGCGTCGTCTGAAAACCATTTTCAACACCAATATGCAAACCGCCTTTGCGGCGGGGCAGTGGCAGCGGATTCAGGCAAACAAAAAAGCCTTGCCGTATTTGCGCTACAACCATTCCGCCGCCGGGCATCCGCGCGACAGCCATAAACGCTACTACGGCCTAGTCCTGCCGGTTGACCACGACATTTGGAAAGTCATCTTCCCGCCAAACGGCTACGGCTGCAAATGCTCGGTGTCCGCCCTGACCCGTCGGCAGGCGGAGCGCGAGGGCATCAGCTGCGAGCCTGATGTGAATATGGTCGAATTTACCAATCCGCGCACCGGTCAAACGGTATTGATACCCGACGACATCACACCGAGCTTTGCGCACAACCACGGCGACCGACTGGGCGCGATGGACGCGCTGTTTGGCGAGAAAAACGGCGAAGAGGCACTGGCTGCCATGATTGCCGAGCGTGAGGCGTGGCTGGACAAGCGGTATAGCGTGCCGTCTGATAAAGTGGCGGTGTTGGCTTTGTCAGACAAGGTGTCGGAAAAAGAAGTGCGTAGGCTGACAAAAGAGCAGTCTGCCAACAATACCAAAGACCACGAAGCGAGAGCTGCGGCAGCGTGGCAGGCTGAAACGGGCGACAGGCTGGAAGTGTTCGATTTGGCGGTAGAAAAAGGCAAAGG